AGCAGGAAAAGATCTAAGCGGCAAGGTGTGGGCGGTAAGCCTACAATGGTTAAAACATTCGCTGCAAAAGGCGGAGCAATCAATAAGAGACCGGGTAATTCCGGCTTGTTTGGGAGACGATGATGATGAAAGCAAAAGGTTACAAAAAAGGCGGCGCTCCAGTGGGCAAGGCTAAACCTGCTAAAAAAACAAGCGGTATGAAAATGGGCGGAGCAGCAATGAAGACTAAAGGTTACGCAAAAGGCGGGGCTGCAATGAAGACTAAAGGTTACGCAAAAGGCGGCGCTGCAATGAAGACTAAAGGCGGAGCTAAGGGCGGAGCTAAGGGCGGAATGAGAAAGCCTTCATCAAGCAAGAGCGGATTGTTTGGTCGAAGATAGTGGCTTATCTTCAGAGCAATATACCGAATTTTAAATGCTGGGTTCGAAAAGAGTATACGCATAACCATGAGAAGTATCATGGCGAGTTTATTCACGCGATGGCGATTGCTGTAACCACGATGCCAACCCGGTGCTTATCATTTCAAATGATTTTTACTGGAGCTGAGACGTATGACGATGACGGCGAGCAAAACACGCACGGCGGAGCGATGTGGGCGAGAATGCCGATCTCAGGGCTTGTCGCTGACACACCGCTTGATAAATGGCCTGAACCAATGCCTGTCTGGGCTGCTCAACCTTGGGATTGCAGCTCTCATTGCCACGCTGTTTACGTTCTTGATCGCTGCACTCCTTCTCCTTGGCTCGCTAAGATTGATGGCGAATTTTATCCTGCAAAATACTATTTCACTGTGGATTATTCAGAAAATGAAATTGCTGATGACCCAGCCCAACATAAACAGTCGCATGTTTTAGAGCTTCTTGACGCAGGTAAGTGGACCGGGAATATTGTCGCATTGCCTAATAATCGTGTACGGGTAACGCACCCGGCTTGGTTTGAAACAGGAGATGGTGCGCCAGATTTCAAGCCTAGTCAGCATATTCATTATAGTAAATCTGATTTAGACTACACGCTGGATGTGAATCAGGTTTTCGACAACTTGTACGCCGAAACGAACGAAGAGGACTCAGACGATGAAGAGGAATAACGGCAACTCTGGCCTATACGGTAGAGTCACTAAAAAGCAAATGGGCGGAGCTGCTAAACCAGTTGGTATGAGCGGTGGCAGAGAAATTAAAATGCCCGGCGGAGGTAGGTTAGCGCCGCCTGAGATGGGGCCAAATCCTGACGCTGAGCGAATGGGGCCGAGACGGTTCCAAGGAATGAACGAAAGCATTATTGATGCGCTTGGAATTAAGAGCGATGCAATGAGTGATAAGTCTAGGAACGAGCCGCCTCGACCCAAAACTACCGGCGGCAGAACAGGTCGATGAAGGAGAAATTAAATGGCTTTTAGCGGGACTAAGAGTTTTGAGCCTGATGTAGCCGAGTATATTGAAGAAGCGTTTGAGAGATGCGGAATCGAATTGCGTACTGGTTACGACTTGCGAACTGCTACACGCTCACTCAACCTAATGCTGGCAGAGTGGGCTAACCGTGGTTTAAATCAGTGGACAATTAAGCAAAACGCAATCCCGATGCTGACTGGCACGATCACTTACAATCTTGATCCGACAGATTCAACAGCGGCAATTGACGTGCTTGACGTTTTTGTCCGAGAAGAATTTCAGGGCACTAATACTGACATTCCGCTGAGTCGAATGAGCCGTGCGGAATACTCGCACTTGGCGACTAAAACAACGACAGGCAAGCCTAACCAATTCTTCGTTGACAAGCAGTTGTCTCCAACCGTGACAGTTTGGCCGCAGCCTGACAAAAACAACACCTACACACTGTATGTTAACGTCCTGACTCGCATGGATGATGCTGGTGGTGGTGCTAATTCTTTGCAGATGCCTTTCCGATTTTACCCGTGCCTGACGGCTGGTTTATCGTATTACCTGGCGCTAAAAAAGGCTCCAGAAAAGGTTCAAATGCTCAAGCAGCTCTACGAAGAGGAATTTACGCGAGCAATGAGCCAAGATGAGGAGCGAGCGAGCTTTAGAATCGCCCCTGATTTACGCAGCTATAACATCGCTTAGCCGTGGCCTTTGCATCGAACAAAAACGCTTGGGGCATCTGTGACATTTCGGGTTTCAGATACCGCTTGCGCGACATGAAAAAGACTTGGGATGGTTACTTGGTCGGACCAGATCAGTGGTCCCCAAAAGAGCCTCAGTTAATGCCTAAGCCAACACCTATTGATCCGCAGGCTTTGAAAGATCCAAGACCTGACCAGGCGAATGATAACAATTTCTTTACGGTCTACACCAATTCCGGTGATGGTATACTAGGCACACAATTGCAAACATTTGCAATATCCTGTAATGTTGGAACTGTGGAGGTAACCACATCATGAGTTTTACTTTAGCGACTTTGAAGAACGCCATTCAGGACTATTTGCAGGTTGATGAAACAACTTTCAACGATAACCTAGACACGTTTATCCAGGAGTCAGAGACTCGCATCTTTAAGCTTGTTCAGTTATCTGAGCAGCGTAAGAATGTCACAGCGACGACTTCGCATAACAATCGGTTCTTGGCAACGCCATCTGATTTTTACTCGCCGTTTTCGCTGGCCGTCATTGACAACGGGACGTACTACTATTTGCTATTGAAGCATCCTTCGTTCTTGAAGGAGTATGACCCCTCAGTCTCCAGCAGAGGTCGCCCAAAGTATTACAGTAACTTTGACGATGCAGCATTTGAGTTGTCGCCAGTCCCTGATGCAAATTACAGCGTAGAGCTGCATTATTTGCATGAGCCTGCTTCACTTACTTCTGGCGCAGATAGCGGAACCACGTTGTTAAGCACTGAATATCCAGATGCTTTGCTATACGGTACGTTGGCCGAAGCTGCAATCTTCTTGAAAGAAGCTCCTGATGTGATTGCCAATATGGAACAGCGTTTCATGTCAGCAATCGGAAGAATGAAAAACTTGTCCGAGGGTCGTGATACGCGAGATGAATATCGTTACGATCTATTGCGGACAGGGGTGAGTTGATGGAGAGGATTGAGAGTCTTCGAGGAAAAAGAGTAGCATTGATTGGTCTAGGCGCAAGCCAGATTGACTTTGTTATTGGGATGGAAAACAGCAAGCAGTGGGATGAGATCTGGGTTATTAACAGCGCCTTATCGGTTTTTGCTTGTGATCGAGTTTTCATGATGGATCCTGCAAGCAGGTATTTAGACACCCAAGATGCGGGTAATCAAACAGACGTTATGCGTCGATTGCTGCCGACTTTTGATAAACCAATTTACACTTGTGAACTCGATGATCGAGTTCCCGCCTTGGTTGAGTACCCTTTAGCTGAAGTTATGGGTGATGCTAAATGCGCTTACTTCAATACGACAGTCGCCTACGCGTTAGGCTTTGCCTACTGGAACCGAGTGGCTCACATTGATTTATTTGGTTTAGATTTCAGCTACGCGCACAACATTCATTTTGCAGAAGCTGGCCGCGCTTGCGTTGAGTTTTGGATTAGTAAGTGCATGGAAAATAACATTGGCATTGGCACGTCTCCAAGATCAACGCTTCTCGACAGCAATGTTGGTGCGGCTGAGCGCCTTTATGGCTATCACCGTCTTGACGATCCTTTAGTCACGATTCCTCAAAATGGTGAGTGGCACGTCTTTCCTAAGTCTAAGATGGCTGAAATGATCGAAAAGCATAATTTGGAAACTGTAGATATACCAAAATCGCCGGAGCCGTACAAAGGATGATGAGCGACGACATTGGCTTTCAGCTTGGCAACATCACGGTTGCTACTACGCACAACAAGGGTCATGATCCTGAGTTTTGGGCGGAGCAGGTCACCAATAAGATCGTGGGCATTAGCGAGACTGCAGCGCCTCATATTCGCCAGCAAGCTGAGGCTTTCAGAAGTCACGTTTATCAAGTAATATTGCAGGGGATGAAGAACTCTATCCGATCAGACCGAGTGACAATTTCAAACAAACTGCGCCAGCAAGGTCACGAGGCAATGGCGAAAATTATCAAGGAGCTGTGACATGGCTACTACTTCTGCAATATGCACGTCTTTTAAGCAGCAACTGCTTACTGGAACCCACAATTTTACCAACGGCGCTAACTCATTTAAGTTGGCGCTTTATACCTCTAGCGCAACGCTTGGGGCGGGTACTACTGTTTTTGTTACGACTGGGCAGGCGTCTGGCACGAACTATACTGCAGGCGGTTCAGCGCTGACAAACGTGACCCCTTTCGCAACAGGCACTACTGCTGTGTGTGATTTTAGCGATTTGACATTTTCTACAGCCACAATCACCGCACGTTCTTGCTTGATATATAACGACACGCAGGGTGACAAGGCGGTTGCAGCCATTGACTTCGGTGGCAATAAAACCAGCACTGCTGGTGATTTCACTGTAGTTTTTCCGGCCCCAACGGCGACCGGCGCTATTATTAGATTGGCGTAAAGGCGAATGCCTTTGCAAGAAATAGATTTCCAGCCAGGAATTAATAAGGAGGCTACCGACTACAGCGCTCAAGGCGGCTGGGTCGATGGCAACCTAATACGATTCAGAAAAGGTAGAGTTGAGAAGATTGGTGGCTGGGCGCAGCTTGGCACTCAATACTTTCTAGGTCTCTGCCGAGCACTTCATTCGTGGATTTCTTTGAGCGGAACCAAATTCTTAGGACTTGGGACTACTTGGAAGTATTACGTAGAAGAAGGTAACGCATACAACGATATAACCCCTATCCGAGTGACAACCTCTGCTGGCGATGTAACCTTTGCCGCGTCAAACGGTTTCTCAACGATTACCATAACCGACACTGCTCACGGTGCTGTGACAAATGATTTTGTCACGTTTAGCGGCGCGGCGAGCTTGGGCGGAGTAATTATTCCTGCGGTGCTAAATCAAGAGTACCAGATATTGCTGGTTACCGGGGTGAACACATATCAGATCACAGCAAAAGACGCCGCAGGAAACACGATTGCTGCAAACGGTTCAGACACAGCCAATGGTGGTTCTAGTGTAGTAGGCGCATATCAGATTAATGTCGGTCTTGACGTTTATGTCGGCAGTAGCGGCTGGGGTGTTGGAACATGGGGCGCAGGCGGATGGGGTTCTGCATCAACAATTTCGTCAATTAATCAGCTAAGAATCTGGACTCACGATAACTTTGGCGAAAACTTGATTATCAACCCTCGCGGCGCTGGTATTTACGAGTGGATTGAAAATTCAGGCGTGTCTGTTAGAGCTGTTAGCTTGGCGGGACGATCAGGCGCTAGGCAAGTTCCTACGGTTGGTTTGCAGGTGATTACGTCCGAGACAGATCGCCATCTTGTGGTTTTGGGTGCTGATCCTGTTTCTAGCGGAGCAAGAACGGGCGCGATTGACCCTATGCTTGTTGTATTTTCGTCAGCAGAGGATGAGCTTGATTTTGAGCCAACTACAACGAACAGCGCGGGTGACGTTCGGTTATCTTCAGGTTCTTTTATTGTCGGCGGTTTAAAATCTCGGCAAGAAATATTGGTCTGGACTGACACGTCCCTCTATTCAATGACTTTCATTGGTCCGCCCCTTACCTTTGCTGTTAACTTAGTGAACGAAGGCGCTGGTCTGCTGTCGCCAAATGCTGCGGCAAACTCGCCAAGTGGCGTGTTTTTTGCTTCTAAGACAGGCTTTAACTTTTACAATGGTTCTGTGCAGCGACTGCCTTGCACAGTCCAAGAATACGTCTTTAACGATATCGACTTGAACCAAGCTTTTAAATCCTTTATGAGCATTAATTCTCGGTATAACGAGATCTGGTTTTTTTACCCGTCAATTGAGGACGGGACTGGCGAGATTAGCCGGTACGTCACTTATAACTATCTTGAGCAGACTTGGGCAATTGGCAACATGAGGCGATACGGCTGGCTTGATGCGGGTATTGAAGATCTGCCCATTGCAGCAGCTCAATCTTCTGGTCAGAGTCTGTTGTACAACCATGAGACTGGTTATGATGACGGGCTTGAGCCTATGGCTGGCGTTTATATTGAATCTGCAGATATCGACATCTCTGCAGGCGAATATGACGTGTTCATGAAAAAAATGATACCCGACATGGCTTTTGTGACGGATGCAGGCATTAGCAATAGCCCTGCTATGAATATCGTTGTTAAACGTAGGAACTTTCCCGGTCAGTCGTTAATCACCGATTCAACCACTAAGGTCACGCCTACCAGCACGTTCACGAGTTTGCGCACAAGAGCGCGACAGGTAGTCTTCCGCTTTGAAAGCGATGATGATAACGCTACAGTAGATCAGAAAGGTTACAAATGGCGGCTTGGTTCGACCAGAGTTGACTTGCAGCAGAGCGGTAGACGTGGATGAGCAGGCTGCTTGAAACGCGCCTTCCTTCTTCGATTGGCGAGTCCGTTACAAGCGACACTTACAATCGCCTGGTTCGGATTCTTGAAATTAACCTTGGCGCTGTGGATATTACGATATCGCCACACTTTAACGCTGACCAAATTTCTAAGTTACAATTCGCAACAGGTGCGATAATATTTAATTCTACAACTTCCATCCATCAAGCGTTTGACGGTAATCAGTTGAGAGATTTGTATCAGCACCAAACGTATCCTACCGGGGTTCAAACAACCAGTGCGGTAGGCAACCTTACTGTGAGCACACCATGAATCCAGAACTACTACAACGAATTCAGAACCTGATGGGTGACCAGCCGCTTCCTGCGATGGCTGCTGGCGGTGAAGTTGGTTTCGACCCGATGAAAGTTCCTTCGATTGACAAAAGTGATCTTACATCTAGCATAAACGCTCTAATGGATCAAAAAGAAGGTGGGGCAAGCTTGTCTACGTCAGACCGGATAAAAATGATAGTAGATCAATCTGGAATTAAGTCTGAAGAAGATTTGTTAAAAATCGAGCCTTATCTACCAGATCTCGGAGCAGGCGCTTCCTTGATGGACAGGCTGGCATCTATTTCTTTGGATAAAATTCCTTTTATCAAAAAAACGCTTTTGGATTTGAACAAAAACTTTGTTGACGATGTTCGTGCGCTTACTCAATCAAAAAGCCTCCCAGAGGCCTTTGTGAACGCTTCTAAATTTCACCCGACAGCCATGAAGGTCGGCATGGCGACTGACGCGATTAATTCGGGGATAACAGCTTTGAGAAAGGCTGATGGCGGTGAAGTCAGTCAAGAAGAGATGATGATTCAGACGATGGAGGCTCAAGCCGAAGCCCAGGCTGAAACAGATCCGAACGGTGCTATTGAATCTGCGATAGAAGAAATGCTGATGCAGGCTTCGCAGACAAAAGACCCAATAGAACGAGATCAGTACCTGCACTTAGCAGAAGCAGCCGAGGTTGGGGCTAATGCTCCGCTAGGCCAAATGGCAGTTGAGCTAACTCAGGCTGGTCGCGGAGAAGATACTGCACTTGCGCATTTGAGGCCGGGTGAAGTCATCTTGCCGCCAGAAGCTTTTGAAGACGAAAAATTTGAAAGTTTGATTGAAGCAAAATTCAACGAAATGGATATCGACCCTCGACGAATGACTGTTGGTGTTGGCATTGCTTCTCTTAATCCGATTACCGGTTTGGAAGAGTTCGGTTTTTGGAAAAAAACGGCCAAAAGTCTAAAAAAAGTGGTCAAGCAGGTCATTAAACCGCTGGTAAAAATCGCTCAATTTATTCCCGGTCCTTGGCAACCGTTTGCCGCGATTGCTGCTAAAGCGTGGACGGTTTATGACGTTGCAAAAGGCAATGCAAGTCCGCTGCAACTTTTGACGCTCGGCGGACCCAACGCTGTTGGCGGTAGTATTGGTCAAAATATTACAGATATAGCAGCGAAGGGTGCTAAGGCGGCAGAGGGTGGTGGTTTCTTCGAGGGCATCGGCAGCCTAGTTAAAGGTAAAGGAGCTGACAATTCTGGCAGTTTTGGATCTCTAGGAGATCTTTTTACTGGTGGCGGAGCTGACCAATCTGGCGGACTTGGCTCCCTAGGAGATATTTTTACTGGTACAGGATCTGACAAAGTTGGTAGGTTCGGCAAGATAGGAGATATTCTTGGCGGCATCGGCGATAGTGTGGGAATCACGGATTACTATAAAGCTCCAGAGAATTTACTTGAGGCTGAGAGACTAATTGCAGAAATAATTGCTACAGAAGGAGAAGGCAACCCCGCGATAGCGCAGGAAGTAGCAGAAATGAGGCAGGCGGGGAAGAACGCGCCCCAAATATTGCAAATACTTGGTTTACAAGCAGAAGCCCAAGAAGCGGAGACTAACCAAGCTCCTTCGTTTCTAAAATCCATTCTCAAATTTTTCACTGTTGGCGAAGCTGACCAATCTGGTGGTGGTGGTTTAAATCTGAGTGGTCTTGGCGGCGCAGGAGTTGCTGCGGTTCTTGCCAAACTTGCTTATGACGAAGCGAAAAATCGTAAAGGCGTTAAATTAACACCGGCAATGACCATGAGCAAATACGGTGGTTATCAGTTGGCCAAACGAGATGCAGAAGCTGCGGGTGTTGCACCGCCAGATCCAAGAGACTTTGGAATGATGGCAACGGGAATGCCTACGTTAAGTGGCGGCAGGAAAAAACCTTCGGATTCCGGTGATCCAACGCCAACAAATCCTGGTGATCCAACGCCAACAAACCCTGGTAATCCAACGCCAACAAACCCCTTGCCACGCCCAGCTTTTGACGGAGCGGCTTATCTATCGTTGTACCCAGATTTACAACAAGAAGCGCGGGACATTCCAGGCTTTGACCCTGAGACTCATTGGAAAATCTACGGTCAGTATGAAGGGCGTAAGCATGGACAATCCGCTGCGTATGACCAGCAAGGATTTGGCCCACTCATCGGCAATGGCGGGGTGGTTGGCCCGTCCAACATTGACGTTGGCGGGATAACCGATGAAGGAAATGGTGGAATTAATCCTGTGGTTGGAACTAGGGCCGATGGTACTGAAATACGTTTATCTGATCTCGACAACCCTACTCCTGCGGTTCTTGCCAATCCCGGTATAGGTGGCGAAGAAATTGCTGCGGCTCTTGCCAATTCCGGTATAGGTGGCGAAGGCGGTTTTGGTGGAATTAATCCTGTGGTTGGAATGCGCAACGGCGGCGCAGTAATGCCGATGCGCAAAGCCAGTATGTTCCCACCAAACATGCAGCAACAGTTTGGTCAACCAACACAAATGAATCAAGCGCAGCTTTCGCCCTTGAATGGTTATAGCACTTACTTAAACCAGACATACACTGACCCGCAATCCCAAGAAATGCAGTCAAAAGTGACAGAATTTGTGGACTTAGTAGACCAAGCTGAACGTGCGCACTTCGGTGCTGAAGAAAGCTTTGGCTCTGGTAAACCTTCTGCGCTTAAACTACTGAATCAGACCATGGGTCCCGGATCAATGCCTTCGCCAATAAAGCAGCGCCAGGGTGACGGATTTATGCCTCCTGAACTAATGAATTTGCAGACCATGGGTCCCGGATCAATGCCTTCGCCAATAAAGCAGAACCACATGGCGGTTATGCCTCCTTCACTAATGAATTTAAGCAGTAGGCGCCCTTCGTTTGGCTCTGGCAGGGAGAGCGTAGGTAATATGGTTCCGATGGCTTATGCTACCGGTGGCAACGTCTCCACAGCAGACTTTAAAGAAAAGAGTGGAATAATAAACGGCGAAGGAACAGAAACCAGCGATGACGTTCCGGCGATGTTGAGCGATGGCGAATTCGTGATGACAGGCCGAGCAGTACGCGGAGCTGGTTCACTTTCGCTGGGTAACGAAAACGGCATTATCACCTTAAAACCAACCGGTCCCGAGGACCGGGAAAAGGGAACTCAGCTCTTGTATGAGATGATGGAACTTTTTGAGGAATACGCAGATAAACCAAAATCGAGGGTGAACGCAGCATGAGTATTTTAACGCCTGGCCAGCTCCAGCAAATAAGAAAATTTGAGGAAGGCGGTTACGTTGCTAATGTAACAAGAACAGATCAGATGATGGACCCGATTACTCAGCAGCTTTTGTACGGTGAGGATGGTGAGGGCGGCTTTCTTCCTGGCGCTTTTCGGGCGGCAGAAAGAACTTTTTTTGATGAAGAAGGCAGGCCGATTGTCATTCCTCAAGAAATTGCAGGGCTTTCGCCGGACCAAATTAGAGCGCAAGAGTTGACAAGAAGCGCTGTAGGCGTTCAGCAACCGTTTATCAACGAAGCGATTAGTCGTGGCCAACAAGGCATTGACGCTCTTCAAAGCGGCATTGGCGGTCAAGCTTTAGCTTCGCAGCAAGCTCTTCAACAGATTCAGGAAGGATCACGGTTCGCGCTTGATCAAAGAGATCGAGCGATGACTGACGCGATTGGCGGAAATCAGCAAGGTCGAGCTAGGGCCATTGAGGCAGAAAGCAGATTGCGCGGTGATTTAAGTGACATTACAGGAATGGCCCAAGATAGCACTGGTCAGTACATTGACCAGCTTGATCAGCAGGCTGCTCAAGGCCGAAGGGCGACTGAAGATTTTGGCATGGACTTGGCGAAAGTCAGGCAGCAGGGTCAAAGAAGTTATGACGAGTTTGGGAAAGACATAACAGATGCAGTCGGGATGGGGATGATCGGCAAAGAAGACCTGTCACGCGGTTTGTCTAAAAGCGAAGAGCTTGCGTCAGCCGCTGCGGCTTCTCAGCGAGGGCGTTTGGATCTTGCTGAAACCGGCATGGTGGGTGGTATCTCACAGCTTAATCGAGATTCGACGCGACAGCTTGGCGCTGAATCTGCAGCTACTAGTGAGTTTGGCGGTCAGCTTGGCGATGCTCGCACGCAACTGCAGAACACCGTTGAAGATGGCTTTAACATAGGCGACAAAACTTCTGATTATTTTGATCCCTACGAAGACCAAGTGGTTCAGCAGTCGATTCGAGATGCGAGCGAAGGTTTAGCCAAGCAAGACATGGCTCAGTATGCCCGAGACATCTCTTCAGGCGGAGAATCTGCGTTTGGCTCCAGAGCGCGTCTAAGCGCTGAGGAGCGAGCGGAATCTATGGGCAGAGGATTGGCCAAAGAAGTTGGCGGAATCCGCTCAGCAGGCTTTCAGAGGGCACAGCAGACGGCAATCGGTGAAGATGAGCGAGCCAAGCAAGCTCAGAGAACCGCGTCAACTGGTTTGGCATCTTTGGCAGGACAAGAGCTTGGCGCTGAGCGCGGTTTAATTGACCGAGCAGCCCAAGCAAGTCAGCAGCAGTATGGTGCTGCTCAGAATTTAGCAGGAATGCGGCAGCAGCGAGCTGGGAGTGAGTTGGCGTCTTCAACAAACTTAGCAAACACGCTAGGGCAAGGTGCCCAACAAAGGTTTGGCGCAGGTCAGCAGGTTGCTGGTCAGGTTCAGCAAGCGGCTGGGCAAAAGCTTCAGGCCGGGCAAGGATACGGCAATTTAATCCAGCAGACTGCCGAATCTCAGCTTGGTGCTCAGCAGCAGCTTGGTTCTCAAATGGGTCAGCAAGCTCAACAGCAGTATGGTGCGCAGCAAGGTCTTCAAAGTTTGATGGGTCAGCAAGCTCAACAGCAGTACGGTGCTGGAACCGGCCTGGGCCAAACACTTGCTGGCTATGGCCAGCAGGATGCTGCAGCAAGAACTGCGGCTGGGCAGCAGGGCATGAACGTAGCAGGCACCTTGGCGAATCAATATGGTCAGATTGGTCAGCAACAGTTTGGTGCGGGTCAGTCTATGGCGGGAGCGCAGCAAGGATATGGCGGATTCTTGAGCGGTCTTGGTAGCCAAGCTCAACAAGCGGCTGGGCAAGATGCGGCTCATTTACAAAACATTGGTGGCCAAAATCAGCAGCAGCGTCAGCGTGAGCTTGATGCACAGCGAGCTGGTTTGCTACAAGCTCAGCAAGCACCGCTTGCTCAATACCAAGCATTGATGCCGTTTGTTGGCCTGTCGCCGACCGGTACATCGACGGCTGAAACTACCTACACGCCCCAGCCGTCAGCACTTCAGGCTGGTTTAGGTGTAGGCTTGTCAACGCTTGGGGGCTTGGGTGGCTTCAACAACCCAAATAACCAATTAAGCAATTAATAAGGGACGGGAAACTTTTAAATTGAGGTTTAAATGACAATCGGAAGACCGCAAATGTTTAAAGAGATCAAGGGTTATAATGCTGGGGGCATCGCTGGTTTACCCCAAAATGTATCTGGGGATGAGTTCATGGAGATGATTGGCGGTGCGCCGGGCGGTGCGCAGGTTAGTCCTGGGTTCGGCCTTCTTACAAGTCGGCTTCAGCCTGCGCAGACAGGTCCTGAGTTCGACCAAAATGCCTTGCAGCTTCTGCCTGCGAAGACAGGTCCTGAGTTCGACCAAAATGCCTTGCAGCTTCTGCCTGCGAAGACAGGTCCTAAGTCCGGCCCTCCTAAAAATCAGCCTGCGCCACCAAGCGACACTGCAGCTAAAATTAAGGATCTTGAGGAAGAGGTTAAGGATTCAGAGGACCGCAGAAAAACTTTTGACGACCGATTTAACGACTACAAAAGCAAGCTTGCACCGCTATTCGGGGCAGCTCCGAGGAGAAGAAACTTTTACGATCTTGCTTCAGCTTTAGGGGCGGGCATACTTGCTTCTGACCCTACCGCCGGGCCTTATGGTGGCATAGCCAGAGGCTTTGCTCAATTTAACAAAGACACCAGAAAAGATGCCGATGAAGCTAGAAATATTCAGCGCCAAATTGCTTTGCAAGCTTTTCAGATGGCAAGAGAAGATGAAAAGATGGCTACTGAATACATCCAACAGGCTCAGATTGAGTTGATAAAGAAGAGCAACCAAACAATCAAGTATATTACTTGGGAAATACCCGAGCTTGACCAGGCAGGACAGCCGACAGGCAAGAAGATTAGGCGAGCGGCGGCCGAAACGGACTTGGCAAAACAGCAAGAGTACCAAGCTCTCGGCGGTTACCCCGTTACCGGTGGAGGCACTTCTGTTAAAGTTGGTGGCTCAACGACCTCTGGTTTCCTCAAAAAACGAGGAGAAGGGTTTGCGAAGGCGGTTAGCAAATGGGGAGAGGAAGCTGCGCTTGCAAGAACTCAAAAAAACTTGCTAGATACTGCTTCAAGCTTATCTGCAGGTCTGGATGCGGATGAGAGAGGGAGGTTCGCAAATGTTACGCTTCCGCTAAGAGAGTTCATGGTAGATCTTGGTTGGGCGGATGCCGAGACGATAGAGGGTCAACAGCTCGTTAAATCTTTTGGCACCAGAATAGCGATGGGCTTGATCGGGCAAACCAAAGGGGCTATTTCTAATGCGGAAATGACTTTGTTCTTGGCATCTTCTCCCGGCTTAGCAATGACAAAAGGCGGTTATGATCGGCTGATTGGTTATTTGAACCGAATCAATCAAAAGTCTATTGATTTTCAAGAAGCTTACGACGAGGCAACTTTGAGCGGAGAGTTTGATGAGGTTTTTGAATCCGGCAATGATGCCAAGATTGCCGCTGCAATGGGGGGATGGCAAGCTCAATGGCATAAACAAAATCCGCTGTTTTCCGACTCAGAAAAACCTGAGATTGAAGAATTGGCAGGAGAGGAAAGCAGAGAAGCTCGGTTGTTGAGGCAAGGATTTGGCTCAGGCTCAACATCGGTATCAACCACCTCAACTGACGTTACGGGAAGGTTTTGATGGATAATAAAACTGTCGAGATTGATGGTATTCCTTACACGATACCTGAAGACAGAACCCGGAAAGAATTACACCTTGCGATTAGAGCCAATCAGAATGGCCTTGGTGCTGAGCACGATCAAAAACGGAGAGAGGCTGGTCACAGGTTTTACGAGGAAGAAGCTTCTGGCGCAGTAGACGGTTTTGTTCACGGGTTAACCAATAGCCCGCAAGCCGGGCATCATTGGTTAGGCTCAAGAAGGTTTCCTGAAGATTTAAAATCAGGCCGCGACCCCGGCGAAAGGTATTACGTTGACCCAGACTCTGATGACGTTATGTTTATGGATATCGATGGAGTATACGGACCCAAAGGTCGAGCTTACAAAGAGTTCGGCGATGTTCTTGAGTTTGGAGATATCGATAAAGATGACCTCATTGGATGGATGGGTCCGGGCGCTCAATTGTTGTCAGAGATGGTTCTTGGCGGCTTAGGAATGGCTGGCGGTGCTGCGGTTGGAACAGCAACACCCGCTCTTGGTGGACCCGGAGTAGGAACCGTTGTTGGCGGAATAAGTGGCGGAGCTTTTGGTTCTGCTAGTGGAACGATTGTTGGTCAAGGCATTCGGTCTGGCCTGTCTGCTGTAGTTGGTGGCCCTGAAAGCGATTTTGATCAGCTTGTTTCAGATACAGCTTGGTCTGCTGGATTTGGTTTAATTCCTGTAGGCTTGCCCAGAGGCGCTATTGGGCAAGCGTTTAGACAAATGGGCGATGCTGTCTTACCTAAAATTGGTTACTTGCGAGAGGAATTTACAGACGAGGCGGGACAAGATTTGATCGCGGCAATTCTGAAAGAAGGCGGCGGCGAGGTCGATAATACAATTGCTATAGCGGCAGAAAGAGGGATTAAATTAACACGCGGCGAGGCCATGAAAGGTATTGGGCAAGCAGCTTTTGCTCAATACTATCTGGGATTGCAGTCTAGGTCGAGATTGCTTACCGATATGTATTTAGATCGATCCCAGCAAGTAACCAATATGGTTAAAGGGTTTGCCGACCAATTATCGAGCGGCAAGTATGCACCGAATGCTTTTAGAGACCCGTTAACAGGAAAGCTCAAGGGCGGCTCATCATCTACTGTTGAGATAGATGTTTCCAAGGCGGCTGATGATTTTATAAAAGCGGAGCAAAAGAAAAGATCGGAACAAGCTGGCGAAATTTATAAGCAAGCTTATGAACTTGATGAGGCGGGATCGCCAGAGCTTGCGGCTTTAGTTGATACTTTCTTGACTGCCCGACAAGTGCCAAACACGGTTCGTGATGGCGAGCCTCTGCAGGGTATATTAGTAGCGCTACAAGACCCAGACCTGGACCCTTTAAGAAAAGAAGCTTACAGCACATTGCGCGATGCTTTAATTTCAAAGAAAAGGGCGAGGTCAGTTACGGGCAAAGAAGGTCAGTTGAGCGCCCCTTCAGATTATTTGCCAATCGACACAAGTCAAGATGTCGCCAAGGTTTTGCAAGAAACTTTTGATACCTTAATTACAAAATACGGAAAATCAGATACAACACGAAACAAGAAGTTGGTAGGAGAGCTATCTAACTTAAAAGCCTCTATGAACGATGCTTTTCGGTCTTACAATCCGGTTTGGGGCCGGGCGCAAGATATTTATCGGCCAGAAGACCCGATGTCTACGCTACAGAATTTTAAAATTATTGCAGATATTGCGAAGGTTGCAGAGTCTGGCGGCACCGAAGCGGCCAGAGCGGTTTCAAGAATATTTTCTGGCTCGGCAGAGCCTGTTGATATATTAAAACTAAAAACTGCTGTAATGGAACAAAACCCAGCAGCTTGGCAAAGGCTTAAAGGCAACTGGCTAAGAACTAAATTCAACGATGTTTTACAAAGAACAAACAATGAGCTTGGTGTTCCAAACAAATTTTTAGGTGCGCTTTCTTTAAGAGGCGATGTGGCAGACTTAACAAAAGCTTCAGACAAAGGAGGCTTTTCAAGTGAGGTCGCAACATATCGAGCGCTTTTTGAACCCGAAGAGTTGCAAGAGCTGGCTGAAGTTTCAGATATATTGCAGATGGTAAGATCTGTTCAGGACAAAATAAATTCTGACACTCAGACGAAACAAAAGTTTGCTGAGCTTCTTTCTATTGAATCTAACAAAGCTGGCGTTAGCGCCCCTGAAGTAATCTTCAATATGTTTGGCTTGCTAGGAAGATCCGCCAAGTCGATACGAGATTCTGTTAACGGCAGCATGGCGGCTAAATACAAGCAAGAAAGAGTTAACGCTTACGAAGACGTATTGATTGAGCAGGTTATCAATCCAGATCCTAATAGAACATTGCTGAAGCAGATGCGAGAGTCGTACCCAAGGTATTACGCGATTGCGACTCAGGCTCTTAAACAAACCGGTCAAGTGATGGAAGAGGGCGTCACTCCATCGCCCGAAACTCAGATCAGAGAAAAACGGGCAGCATCGAGAGAGAAAGAGGAAGAGCAGAAAAGGTTGCGGGAAGAGGCTGCTTCTGAAATTAAGATGATGGAAAGCTCGCAGGCATCACCGCCTTCAACAACCGACATATTTGCTCCCCTACCTTCAATGGGCGGCGGCATGTCAACAAGCATGGGGATTCGCGGTGCTACAGTCTTGCCATCTCAGCAAGATAGGGAGCTTGATGAAAGACTTAGAAATTCAAAGTCCGGGATAATTAACTTGGCGGTCTAGTCTTCGTCTTCGTCTTCGGCAAGCGTAGCGGCAACCATTGCGCCGTCAACGTTGTAATCTAATTCATAGCCCATGATCTCATCGCCGCCGGTTTTAATGACGAGGTTGCGGCTCATGAGGCGCATCAGAGCAGCCTGTTGGTGCAGGGTTAACTGACTGAATAACTGAATGATCTCAGAAGCTTCGAGCGGTGGGCGATAGCTTGGAGGTAACATTTTCTTGGTTTTAAAAATACTCATTTGTCAAAGATCCGCTTGTGCTCCTGCTCGATTAAAATCTTGAGCTGCTCAATGCGGGTTCGCCTTTCTTGAAAGCAAATCTCTTCCAACAAGTCATACGTTTTTTGATCGACTGCCAAAGATTTTCTCTGGCGAGCGGTATGTAACTCTGTATCCATCATTAATCCTCCTGTAGACTGTCGGATTGTACATAAAATTGGACTAACGCACAAACATGTATTCACTAAAAAATTATATGCTATCTTTACAGTCGCATTGGTATATTAACCAAGCCGTGTACAAAGCTGTTCAAGAGTCTATCCCTGCGATTGCGAAATTTCGCGCAAAGGAAGGTACCGAAAATCTGGGCAAGATGCCGATACAAAAATTCACTAAAAAGATCTGGCCAGAAATTTACAGGGTGCCATTGTTTCGACGGCAATACTGCAAGATGTTATGTGAAGAAATTGACAACATGCGTAGGGTGATTGGCTTTCAACCCAACGCTGGCGAGGATGAGCTGCGCCAAATTCCTGAGATCGTTCTCAAACAACACGTTCCCGAGCTATACCGAAATATGTGGCACCTCGTTCATAATGTGTTGTCGCCTATTATTTATAGCTTGTATCAGAGACAAGTGAACGAAATTGCAAGCGTACAGATAGCCAATTACAACCTAAAAGATAAGCAGCAGGGCGCCTGGCATCACGATGAGTCTGCAGATATCAGTGTGGTTATACCTTTGAACACTGGCGATTACGTAGGCGGCGGAACGGAGTTTCACAACCACGGCGTGCTAAAGCCGCTGCCAACAGGCCACGCATTGATTTTCCCTTCCTTCACAAATCTGCACCGTGGTTTGGCCGTCGAGTCTGGGGATCGTTACCTTCTGGTTTTTTGGCTGTACGACCGAAGCCGAGCGATTCATCTTTACGAAGAAGTTGCCCAGTAGCACAGAACGGCTAGGCCTCTGATTTTTCCTTGGCTTTGCGAGCAGCATAGTCAGTCAGCTTTTCACCAAACATTCGTTGAAACCACTGGCCCCAGGTAAAGCCTTTCCCGTTAACGATTTGGTGCCTGCGCTTCCAAGCAGATCGGGCGGCGTAATATTTTTTATCGTCCGCCCATTTTTTTTCTTGCTCAGAATCCTTACCACAGGTCATTTAAATCAAACTCGGTTATAGCGCCGTTGTTGTAGGGTCTGTAGTCGCCGGTTTCATGACACTTCATGCCAATTTCGAGCGCTTGCTGGTTCTTCGCATGACCATACTGCACAGCCTCCTCCGTCAACGTGTAAACACCGAACGGATAAGGGTGCGCCTTTTCTTGCGCCAAGAAATAAAATTTGTCGCAAGGTATATTAAGGTATTCAGCAGCGGCGAGATAAAACGCAGCCTGCTGGTAATACCTGAACGAGTTCACAGCGTTTTTAAATCCACGCGGTGAGCCGTCTCGGCAGGTCTTCAGGTCCCAGATATCGGTGCCTGTGTACCAGTCAAGCTTGCCTTTACAAGGTTGGCCGCAGAATTCAAAAACCAAAGTCAGCTCAACCTTGTGCTCTGGCTTCGGTATGAAGTCCGCTAAAACTTCACGCCGCTCCATGCAGATATCATAGAGGGCTTGCTTGCAAGGTGTGCGCCCGTTTAGTCCAGAAGCCCAGTCCTCATATTCCTCTTTGCCTATCTTCGTGCGTCGATTGATGTGCTCTGGCTCTATCACAAACTCATCATCAAATTTGTGATGCTCCAGAAAAACTGTGTGTTGAACACGGCCTTCCAACAAAGCGGGTGATTCGTTAAATGGCTTGGCGTTCTTCCAAGTATACGGGCACTTGATCAGGGAAGTGAGGTCATGCGACCGCCACGCTCTCTGACCATCAACCGTGATTGCTGCATACGCTGGGTAATCGAGATCCTCGTAAATCCCCGGTTTAAAATCTGGCATACACCCTCCTTAAAAAATCATTAAGCCGAGCACGATGCCAGCGCAAAAAGCGCTGATAACGGCCCATCCATTGTATTGCACGATTCCAATTGCTTTAAACATCAACGACGATGCGAGGGTCATCACCCATAGAAAATCGCGTATACCAAATCTTCTTTTTTTTGTCGTTTTTAGCGTCACCTTTTAGATTCTCTCGCCATTGATATTTGAATGCTGAAATTTCCGCGTACTCAGCCACACGCTTACGACCGTAAACTTGAACCATCGCGTCTATACATTCGATGCCTTCTCGCTGGTAATGCTTCGGCGAATTCACGATATCTTCTGCACTTGAATCAACAGTTGTTTTCTCAAAATCGCGAATTGCTTCTAAATAACGTTTATTCACCGCCGCTTTAATCAACTTGGTTTTTTTAATTGTGTAAAATGACGATGCGGGTAAATTATATTTTTCTAAAAAATGAGATACCGCCTCACCCTTTTGATTCAAAGCCCTTTCTAGCCGAGCAAGCATTCGTTGAGCGTCCATTTAAAACGGAATATCGTCGTTAAAATCTTCGACTGGCGCTGCGGTCTTTTTTACTGCAGCCATTGCGGCCAAACCACCTTTGCTCTCACCCACCTCAGCTTTTCGACCTTTTGCGTAAGCAGCAGCGATCTCATATGATTGATCGACCATCTCGCAAAGAAACGCAGGCAAATCCGCAAACATGTCGCACGCACTTTTACTTTCTTCGCACGATTCACCCGAAAATTCTTTGCAATAGTCTTCTAAATCAAACAATGATTGTTCGTTTACTGTTTCAGTTTTTTTGGCCCCGCCATCCGGCTTAAAGATTGAAACAATTTTTGCTCGACCACCGCTTGTATGCTCAACCTCTAAATCGCAATTCACGCCCAACACGTTGGCCATATCAAACGATTTTAGCTCTGCCTCGGTAAAACTTTTGCCGCGCCAAGATTTTAAATCCTTGTGCAGGGCTGAGTTTTCATTCAAGGATAATGTATACTGCTTGAAAATGCTGAAAGGCTGATCTTTAGCTGTTCTTAAATCTGGTAGCTCGAAGAATAAAAAAACAGTATGCCGTTTTTTTGCATCCTCCTCTTTGAACTTTTCCTCACGCGTGCCAGCATCCGCCAGCTTGTAACAAATTGCCCTATGCGTGCCGATTGGCACTGCTTCAAATTCACCACCACCCGTACTGCTTGCGATCATTACCATGTTGCTTTCCCTTGTTTTGTGTAAAAGTTTGCACTATCGTACACACCTATATTTGAAAAGCAAGCGGAAAAAAATACATGGCAATTAAGGTTTCAGGCCCATCAAAAAATCAAAGCACACCATTCACGGCTGATGCTCGATCAGAATTTGAAAACTTTCTGCTGAGCGCCGGAATGAGTGTTGACCCAAAAAAAGGCCTGGTCTCGGACGGCTCAATCGGTCGTGCTTACATGGAGGTTGACGGCAAGCGCAAGCTAACAGGCTGGTATCAGCTATGGTTAAACCAAAGTGTGCCATATGGCCGGTGCGGTGATTACCGGCTGGATCACGTCAATCCTACAGCGCAATGGCGACCCAACAATGGCGCTCGTTACGAGATGACTGAAGATCAAAAGCAGGAGATAAAGAGGCTTCAGGAAGAGGCAAAGGTTGAGCTGGCGAATAAGCAGACGAAGGCGGCGAAGATAGCCCAGAACATTTGGGAGAAGTCAACCCCATGCGAAAAGCACCCATACCTTGAGCGCAAGCAGGTGCTCGGCCACGGTCTCAGGCAGCACGAAGACGGCAGGCTGATCATCCCCCTTCTGGACGCGCAGCTTGAGATCGTCGGGCTGGAGTACATCGATGACGATGGCGGCAAGAAATTTCTCACTGGCAGCAAGAAAAAGGGATCCTTTTTTATTCTTGGTGAGCATATGCTCAAAGACGCAAAGGTGATTAATTACGCTGAAGGTTATGCAACTGCCGCAAGCTATTTTCAAGACATGGCACAGCCGGTTATCTGCTGCTTCGATGCCGGTAATCTCAAGCCGGTTGCTGAGACGATTAGTGAATATTTTCCAAACGCGAAGCACGTCTTTATTGCTGATCAAGACGAGAGCAGGACTGGTGAGGTTAAAGCCATCGAGGCGAGCCAGGCGGTGCGCAGCCGGGGCGCTGAAAGCGAGGTTTTGATACCAGAGACGGTTGGTGATTACAACGATCACGCGATTGAGGGCGAGCTTTTGCCCAAATTGAAGCCGGTGACGGTGCCGACTGAGTACGACTTTAATCGTAACGACAGAGGAAAGTATCTG